AGTACACGACATATTTGGCGGCGTACCGGCGATAAGACCGGCAATGCGTGAACAGTATTCAGCCGTGCTATACGTATCGTACCCGACAAGAATCCCGTCTGTCGTAAAGTTGATGATCGCAGCGTCGTCTGCGGCTGTTTTTGGCAGTACAGCTTTCGGCGTCGCGCCGGTGGCCCGCTGATCACCTACCCACTGTTTTATCTCAGCGATATCCCCTGACGCCGGTGCAGGCGGCGCTACGAGATAGCCGATTGATTGCGTCTCGAAGTTTTTTAATGCTACGCTGAGATCTACCGCCGTTGCCGGTAACACATAAACGACTACCTTGCTTGGGCCGTTTACATATCCCAAAAACGCGCGCTCGATATACTTTTGATTATCGACGCTGAGTGCCGGCAGTTTTTCTTTGACTTGCGATGCCCGCGTCAGGATACATTCGCCGTTGTCCTGAGTATCGCGCAAAATGATACCGACGACGCCACGGGAAAGGCGCTGGATTGCTGACGACGCAAGCGTCTTAAATGTGATAACAACATTGGGAAGCCCCATGATTATTCCTCCAGTTCAAAATTTGGTTTTACCGCTTCGATCAGCGGCAGTTCTTCACTCTGTATTGGGCGGTCATCAAAATAGTTTAGTTGAACGCCGATATAGCTCTCAGTAAAATCTATATCTCCGCGTTCAGCCGTTACAGCAAGATATCTATCGCCTACTGTCAAGTATCCACATGTAAACATATCTGAGACGCTATCCAGCCTTTCGATCAGGCTCTCTATATCAGAGTTATAGTGCCCGTCTACATCGATGTAGCATGTGACTGATAGGTCGACTGTTACTTCTACCGTGTTCCGATTGACGTCGACCCGTTCGTCATCTATAAGCTCAATAAAAAATGACGGTCGGTCAAAGTCCTGCGGTAACAGGTTTATATACACAGTGTCGTCCGGGTATTTCTTGACGATCAACCCATTGACCGCTGTAATGATGTCATTCATGGAGATCATTTAGTCACCCAACTTTTCAGCGATACTGTCAACATACCGTTCCGCCGCGTCATGCGCTACTTTCTGCGCCTGCGCCCGCGAACGTTGATAGAATGCATACGCCTTTACATTGCTCTGCTTCGCGCGGCTCTTGCGCTTGCGTTTCGCCTTGCCTGTAGGACCGCGGACTTTATGGCCAACTTCAAGGTAGTTTGTTATTGCGCCGGGGCTGTTTCGACCGGGCGAAAAGCCTTCCGCTTGTCCAACAGCGCGCACTGCCGCATACCCACCGCTGGAGCCGACTTGCGTTTGCTGCCAACCTTTGACTCTCCCACCGTTGTTGAGCAACCCGGATGCGCCTATTTCAGCGTCAACGAGAGGTTTCAGCGCCGCCGCCACTTCTTCATGCATCCGTTTTCGTTCGGCGGGTAGCTCCTTTAGCACGCGTTCAAACCGCTTGTCAAGCTCATCGAGCCCGGAGTAATCTATGCTTTGCATCAGTTGTCCGACCTCCTAAGTATCTCAAACTCGTTCTTATACGGGTCAAGCAAGTGCGGGATGACCATTTCATATTTCAAGCCACCGACATCAACGATGTCTCCGGTCTTGATTTCAATGACTTTCGGAGTTACCAGCACATACCGGGTTTCAGAATATGACATTGGTTCGTTTTGCGTCTGACGGATATACTTTTCAGTGATGTACCCCGGAAATGTAAGTGGCGAGAGCTTTGTTACTTGAGGGCGGTTGTTCGCGCCTCTTACAGTCTCAACACGCTCGATTTTGCACTCTATAGGTTCGATGATTGCCACCGATACCGTGTCTACTCCGGGAACGTCGCGGTTGATATCTGTGACGAAAAAATGCCCGCTCTTTGGCGAGGCAAGCGCGTTATGCAGCGTCAGTTCCGGCCGGCTGTGCATAGAGAGTTTTGCAGATCGCGCAGTAACGCCATGCTTTGAAAAGATCACACTGATAAGTTGGTGCTCGATTTTCGCCCAGACTGTTTTTATCGCTAGCCATTCATATACGCTGTCGGACGTTTCCGTAAACTCAAGGATATCGACCTTTGATGATAACTCACCGTAGTTCATGGACTTACTCGCCTTTCGCTTTTTGCCTCTTTGCAGCATTATCCGACTCGCCGCTGTCGCCGACTGATTCTTCTTTTCGTCTCGCGTATCCGGAGGCTACCAGCGCAGTTGCTATGCCATCTCTGACATTACGCGTTTCACCTTTTTTCATACTTACCGGTCCTGCAATATCTTTTTTTGCTGTTATCTGCATTATTTAACCTCCGTCATTTTCATCGTCTGGCTCGTCCTCTCCGGCATAGCGCAAAGAAAGCACAAAGCTATTTATCAACCTCTGAGCCGCGGCTTCAGCAGCGTTTGAGTTATCATTGCTAAACCCCATTCCACGGTTACCATATTCCATTGCAGTTAGCTTCTTCAAAAAAAGATCGTACTGGGCGTTTGACTTATATTCGGTTATCCCCGCCGCACGCGCTTTTGACTTCGCTGCGGCGAGGTATCCGTTGAGTACATCGTCGGATTCAGGAGGATCGCGGAGGTATTCCCTCAACGTCTCTGGTGTGACCGCCATATAGCTAACCCTCCTGTTTCTTTGCACCTTTCCGCTCAGGCTTTATGTTTTCGGGCGATTCCGTTGTTGCTTCGCCGTTTTGATTGTCCTGCTCATGTTGCGGCTGTTCTTCAGTGCTTACAGTATCTTCTCCGGACTCCGTGTTTTCTATGTTTTCCTTTTTTTCCGTGGATTCTGCCGTTTTGGATTCTGTAGCTTTGCCGTCTACTACAAGCCCTGCGTGGGAAAGGGCGGCGAGCTGATACTTGTTAAGCTCTACCGCCTCTCCCTTCTTGTAATCGACGTTCTTATGCCGGAAGTCGCATGTTGCTATCGTTTGCATCACGCACCTCCGTCAAGGCTCAGCAGGCGTTTCCGGTACAGCTGCCGCAAGTCTGAACGCGCTCTTTAGCCGGATCCGGTGATCGCTCCACGCTGTCAGGACAAAGTAGTATTCGCCTTTCTTTGCGTCCTTGTCGGTCTCGTAGATCGTGCCGATATCATAGTTCTGGCGGCTGTAGCTAAAATCGCCGATGATTGGTGTTTCAGCCCGATCGTTGAATATGACCGGTATTCCGAGAACATCTTCCGGCTTTTTACCCCAGAGATCCTTATTGTTGTTCGCCAATATGATGATCGCCGCATAGTAATCGCTTTTGCGCATTACCACACTAGCGCGAGTGGCGAACGTTTCAGGAAGGTCGGCCCACGCGTTGATGATAGCCTGTATAATATTCGGACCTGTAACTTGCTTTATCCCGTTTAGGTAAAAGCTCATGTGGTCATGCGTGGTATCGGAGATTTTTCTGAATGCGTTGATCTTTTCCTTTGTGGCTATGCCTGACCGCAAGGCATTCTCTATCGTACTGACAAGGTCGGTCTCTGTACCGTGCAGCACGGTGTCTTTTACGGTCGCCGTGATCTTCATTTTGAAGCGGCCGTATGCGATAGTGCCGGCCGACATCTCTATCTCTTTCGCTGTTTCCTTGTCGGTCACATCTGCGAGATCGGCGTCCTCTATCTCAAACATAAGTACCGGCTCTTCGAGTCCGGTGATTTGAGATACCGGCTCAACTTTACGTAGCGAGTTTTCATCGACCGGTTCGGTAATGAGTTCGTTACTTAGATTGACCGGCAACAGGTGTTCGCCGCGTCCGAGGTCCGCGCTATTCATCGGGATCGCGCCAAGTCCTTCATATGCCTTTGTTACGTCGCCACCTGTCAATGCAGCTTTGTAAAACGCCGCTTTTGCTTTGGTCTTGATAGTTTTTTCGTCTAGCCCGCCGCCGGATCCATTCTGGATCGCAAGGGACGTGCGCTGAGCCGTCTCCATGTCGTCGTGCTCTTTTTTCAGGAGGTCAAAGCGTTTCTGAAGTTCATCGCGGTGCGCCTCTTTCGCCTTGATATCTTCCAGAGTGGTTTCGGGATCCGCGGCCTTTTCCGCAATCCATTCAGCGTCAGCGGTTATTGCCGCAGCCATGGTGTGCATCTTTTCTTTTAGTTCAAACAGTGTTATTTTTGCCATTTTTATTTCATCCTTTCAAAAATGTAATTACTTTTTGTCATAAAAATGCAGCCCCGGTAGAGACTGCTTGTTTCGCGCAGATTTTCTATAGCGTTGCTTTAGTGTTACTTCAAATAATTTTCGTTGTCGCTAAGTATCTTTGCCCGTTCTTCACGCTCCGCTTCATCCATTAACGCCTTTTGGAATAACGGCAGGACATCTTTTATCTGTGCGGCATACTCTTTCAGGTTTTCTGCTACCTTCAGTGTTTCAAAGGCTCCGTCAATATCAGTTGCGTCTTTTGTCACACCCGCGCCGCGTTGTGACGGAACTGCGACAAATGAAAACTCGTAAGCGTCCTTCGCTCCTTCGAGGTTTCCTACGCAAAGCTTGCCGTCGTACTTGTCGCCTTTGATATGACCGTTCTCGCATTGGTATTTCCACGTGCGCCAGTCAAACCGCAGTGGTTCGCCGCAGATAGAGCATGTGCATTTTTCCATTGCGCAGCCGATAGAGACCTCCTTCATGATCCCGCCGTCAATGGCGTCGATAACCGGCTTGTTTGCTTCGTTGTTCAGCATATAGGCGCTGCCCCTGAGTACGCGTAGTGGTTCGCCGAGCGCATTCTTTCTCCCGCCATCTTCGACAACCGTGTTATAGAGCCTCGATGTTTGGCGTTCCACCAGCCAGCGGTGATCGCTCAATCCCGTTTTTCCCAGGAAAAGCGGCGCGAGAGCGTCAAGGCTTGCGTCTGTGAACCGCTCCGTATCGCGGTCGACATCGTTGTCGCATAGTACGACTGAGTAACAATAGACTTCCTCCGGGGTCAATTCCTTTGCTGTGTATCGGTTGACCAGATTGATATCGGCGGTGGCGTCCGCTTTCTTCAAACTGATAGCCTTAAATTTTTCGAGCCTGTCCATTTGATTTCTCCCTTCTGGCTTTTTCTTTCCTTATGTCCGCTTTAAGCGTCGCTTCGCGCTTTTTTGGCGGTAGTAAGTAATACATGCTTGCTTCAATGCCAAGTTCTTCCGCTTCCTCTATCAACGTTTCTTTCATAAAAACCCCTCAAATGAAAAACCACGCGACGGGCGTGGCATCTATGTTTCTTCTTCATCTTCATCATCTGGATTGGGTTTCGGCGGGTCCGGGTCGCTTATCTGTTCGCCAGCCATAACTCGCGGCTTATCTTTTACCGTATATTCAAGCGTCGCCATATCCTGTGAGATCATAGGATGTTTGCCTATACCCTTTGCATATGGCGGCATGTTATACGTCGAGCGTATTTCATCCGGCGTTTTCCATGCCGACCGCACCGCTTTATAGTTGACCTCCGCTGTTGTAGCCGCATCAGCCCGCAAAACAGCATCCATATCAAACTTGAAGCTATACCCGCTGCGACGTTGATGCTTAGTCAGTAATTTGCGATCGAACTCCTGTTCATAGGCAGTAACGATCGGCAGCATTGTCAACATCAGAAATTCAAGCATTACCTGCTCCTGTGATTTCAGCGTAGTACCTGAGTAGTCTCCGAGAAGATGGGGCGGGATATTGTATACCATTGCAACTTTTGACCGCGTGATCTTCTCTACCTCAAAGATTTTGCTGTCAACAGGCGACAGATCAAGCGATTTCGCGGTAACGCCCGATTCAAGCAACAATACGTTACCGGAAGTTTCGTGATATGTTTGCTTGAATTTCTCAAGCATTTCATTTCTTTGCTTCTCTCCCAGGTTCGCGGGCGCTTCAAGGACGACCTTAACATTAAGTCCTTCCTTGATTTGCTCAGCACTGAATGTAGCGATATTATCGCCATATTCAAGCGTGCCGTTCAAGACAGAGACCGGACTTATCCCTGTATATCCGTTAGTTGACAAAAATGGTATGTGGATCATGTAATAATTGTGTACGTGGTACTCAACCCCGCGTTCCGGAGTAATTCGATACCACAACTCGCCGCTGGTTGTATCAAACTCCGGTGTAACGCGCTGCGGGTCAAGTATATCTATACGGTCAAGCGTCAAGTCCGGATCGTACACTTTTATTGCATAGCAATTCCCGTAAGTGCACCGGCACGCTTCCATAGTTTTAACGAACTGGCAGCTTGTCATATTCGGGTTTGGCTCAAATCCTACCATGTCGTTCAGGTCGTTTTTTACCGGATTCGCACCTTTATATAGCTGTATCGGCATGGTCGACAGTGAGTTGGATATGCGCGATACCGCGGCAAACAATAACTCACTGTTTCTTAACGTATAGTCGCCGCGTAGCCAGCGTGGGAGCCATGCGTTTGTGAGCCTGCGCTTACTCGGTACATTCTCGCTCGACGGCATAGCCGCTTTTATGATGCGCTCACGGCGCCGGTCGGAAAAATATGTAAACAGGCCCAAGCTTCGTCACCTCTTAAAAATTAAGATTTATCACTGTAGCGACAGATTTATCCGGTGATATATATAGAGGGTTTTTACGCAGCCAGTCAGTATGAGCGTCAAGCAGCGCCGAAAACCCGTCAATTTTTCTGTTTTTATTTTGTTTAGTAGGCATATAGGTCGCGTTAGCGCTTCGTTTTGTCATCCGGACATTCCCGAGATACCAATTGAACAGTGCATTATTATTATGGACGACATTACCATCAATAAAACGTTCTTTCAAATTATCGAGCGGCGCTGTCAACGTAAGTTCGCCCTGACGGACAACATCCATTACAAACCCATTTTCCTGCATAAGCTGAACGAGTAAAAACGCTTTTGCCGGGTCATATCCTATGCTGTCAATTGAGTATTTTTGGCCTTGCTCAACAAACCATTGATACACAAGGTTAAAATCAACATATTCCCCTTGAACCACGGTGAGCCAACCCATTTTTTGCAGATACTCCCAATCGAGTTTCTCCCGGTCCTCCTTAACTTTATGGATCGGTACCCATGAATGCTCTAAAACAAAAAACAGATTCTCAGGAAGCGGAAACTCAAGGCAGGCGGCTGTGAAGTCGCCCGTGTTTGAAAGATCGAAACCACCATAGCACCGCTCACCAACCAGTGTGTCAATATCTATCTCTTTATTGTTCTTGCGGATGACCTTAACATCTAAATATGACAGTTCGTCTATTGAGGTAAACACGTTTAACTGCTGGTTTATAAACGTGCTGCGTTCAGCCGGAATAGTCTTTACTCGCTCCCACTCGTCAATAAGATCCTCAATATCAAGAAGAGCGCCAAGCGAAGGGTTGGCCTTGCCCCAACATTTAAAGTCTTCGGGGTCATCGCCTTCGTCAATTTCATCGATGTAAGCAAAAAATCTGTCTGCCGCCCTCTTCGCGATTGCTCCAGTATTATCCAATATATTGCCGCCGAGGACATAGTATTCCATAAGCGGCCCGTCTATAAATGTCCCGAGCGTAGTTATGTAAATGATAAGCGGCTGTTTCCTCTTTTTAGCTTTGCTTTTGATAACGGTAATGAGTTTATAGTCTTTAAACTCATAGATTTCATCAAAAACGCCCATATGAACATTGCGTCCGTTAAGGCTTGTCGAATCTGAAGCTAAAGGCTGAAATTTACTGTTAGATTTGTCGTGATATAGCCCAAGTTTTGTTACTCGGATATGCTTCGCCAACTCGGGGCTTCCATCAACTTGAGCTGACG